CACAAGTATATGCTAGTGAACAGGCTGAGAATTAACAAGCACATTGACAATAATACAGAAGAATTGCAACTGATCACAGAGAATACTCAGGCAGAAGCAATCAAAATTTAGAACAAGAATACATATACTAATAAACACAAGACAAATGAACGAAAATTTGAAAGCAATCATGGACTCAATCAGAGAACTGAAAGCTGCATTTTCAGCAACGGCACAAGCTTTCAACGAGGCAGTGCTAGAAGACGGCACACAACTTTCCTATGAAGGGGAGCTTGTTGTTGGTACTGCTGTATTTGTAGTGACAGATACTGAGCAGGTACCAGCACCAGAGGGCACACATGCACTCGGTGGAGAAATGGCTGGAATTTCTATTGTTGTGGATGCAAATGGGATAGTCACTGAAGTGATTGATACTACAGCATCAGCTACAAATGATTTACCAGTATTAGATCCATCAGCGGATCCAGCAGTAACGGCATCAGCTATGTCAGCAGATGAAGTGGAATCTATTGTGAATGCAAAGCTTGGTGCATTCAGTACAATCTTTGAAGGATTGACTGAGATGATCAAGACTGTTGCAACCGAGAATGATGCACTTCGCAGTGAGGTGACTGAATTGAAGGGTGAATTCAACACTTTCAAATCAGCTCCATCAAACAATGTGACTGAGACAGAGAAATTTGCAAGGGTTACGAGCACCTTAACAACTCGCCAATTATTTTTGAAAAATAACATTAACAAGTAGAAAAAATGAGCTTAAAAAAATTCATTAGCACAAAGTTTGACTATGATGTTGCTGGACTAGCAGCATATGTTGACGAACAAAGAGAAGACCTAATCACACGTTCTGTGACTGAGGCACGCACACTTGAGTACATTGCTATTCAAGAAGGCATCAAAGGATCAGAAGAAATCAAATTGCTTGATGATTCTATCATCTATCAGTCAGGTGACTGTACAATGACTCCAGAAGGAGATACAATCTTCACAGATCGTGCAATTTCTGTTGAAACTCTTGGATACATGAAGCGTTTCTGCCAGAAGGACCTTGCAGGTTTCTGGACTCAGTTAGCTTTGCGCCCAGGTGCAATGGCTGAAGATCAGTCTTTGCCGTTTGAAGCACAATTGACTAGCTACCTTTTGAGCTTGCATGCAATTGAGCTTGACAAGTTAATCTGGAAAGGTAATAAATCAACTGGTTCAGGTAACTTGGCATTCATGAATGGATTCATTCAGTTCGTAACTGTTGCCAATGGTGCAGTAAACTTGAACACATCAGGTACAGCATCAATGGATGCAACAAATGCATATGACATCTTCTATGAGTGTTTTACAAATACACCTGAAGCAGTGGCTGAAAACGCAGCATTTGTATGTTTCGCTGGCCGTGAGTCATTCAACTTTTTGATGAAGAACTTGGTTGACTTGAACTTCTTCCACTACTCTCCTTCACAAATTGCTTCAATGACTGAGATCATTGTTCCAGGTACAGACATGAAAGTGGTACGTATCCCAGGATTGAATGGATCAGATGCAATCTTCACAGGTAAGTCAACTGAGTTCATCTTTGGAACTGACTTGACATCTGACTTTGATAACTACGAAATGTGGTATTCTCAAGATGATGATGTGATCTACATCCGTTCTAAATTCCGTGCTGGTGTTCAGGTTCCTTTCTTGAATCAGATTGGTGTTTGGAGAAACGACTAATTAACAATTTTTATGGGAGCGCTTTAGGGTGCTCCCTTTTACAAAACTAAATACACAGAACACATGGCATGTGAAATGACAAATGGGTACAATGACAGAACATGTACCAATGGTAAAGGTGGGATCAAATCGGTTCTATTATTTCCAGTGTCTGCTGCTACATCAACAGTGGTTGACAATGTAGTCACTGTGCTGACAGTAACTGGTGAGACATTCTTGTATAAATTGAAGAGCAATCTTTCAAGCTATGCAGCGCCTATCAAGGTGAACAAAGATAATGGAACACTTTGGTATGAGCAGACATTGACAATGATCCTTGCATCAGATTCAAAAGACCTTCGCTCACAAATCCACTTGCTTGCACAGAATGAGATTGTGGCATTGGTAGAGAAGGCTGATGGAACAGTGGTAGCACTAGGACTTGATGAAGGAGTACAAGTGAATGATGGAGGTGACTACACTTCAGGTACAGTTAAATCTGACCGCAATGGACACACAATTGTTCTATTCGGAATGGAGAACAATGAGGTACCAGATGTTGATGGTACAGTATATGCAACTTTGCTTGCACAGCAGTCACCAGCAGTTTAATTCAGACCGCACAAAATAATTGAGGGGAGGAAAATGATTCCTTCCCTTTTTTGCTTAAATTAGAGCTATGAAAATAAAGGCAGTATATATTGGTGCTGATCTAAGAGTCAATGGCAAGAGGTACAAAATTACTGAAGGCAATGAATCTGAATATGAATCAGCTGGCTTATTGTTCATCTTTGAGCCAAAATCACCTAAATTAAAGCGCAATGCTAAGAATACAGAGATCACAGAGCAGCACATTGATAGTGACAGTGACGGAGCTGCAGACACTGATAGCACCATACTGGCTGTTTGAGTTTACTCATCAGCAGAGCTTTGAGACAGTCACCTGTATCCTAGAGAATATCAGCACTGGTATTCCTAGATATGATGAATTTGTGATCATTGATGAGGTGGACTTGACATTTCCATACGGAGGTGACTACACTTACCGCATTTGGGAGCAAGAGAGTGACTCAAATCTAGATCCATTGCAGGCATATGCGCTATGTGAAGAAGGACTTGCCAAGGTATTAGAAGATACTGCAGCAAACAATGAATATGACACTGAAATAACACACAATATATATGAGTGACAAGATGTTCACACTTTCATTCTCTAAGGAATATCAGAAGCCTTTGGAAATGAAGGACAAGAAGACTGGAGTAATGAAATGGGGAGCCAGAAATGACTATCCTTTTTTCTTGATTGATCTCCTTAATGGTTCTGCTTGGCACCAAGGAATAATAAAATCAAAGACTTTCTACATTGCAGGATCAGGACTTGAAGTGACATCTGGTGATGCTACTTTATTTCTAGAAAATCCATACAGTGACTATGACATGAATGAGATTGTGCAGCGAATGACCTTTGACTTTGAAGTCTTTGGTGGAATGGCTGCCATTGGTACATGGAATAGAGAAGGTACCAGAGTAGTGAGATGGGAGTTTATTGACATTGATGCTGTGAGATCTAGCGAAGATGAGCGCACATACTTTGTCAGTGATGATTGGAATGCTAGAGAGCAGACTGCTGAGGGGACCAACTTCAGAAGCTATCCTGCACTAAATGATACCAACAAAACAGGTTCTTTCATTTTATATTACAAGGAGCCAGCTAAGAGATCCAAAGGTGAGAAGGGTGTGTATCCTAAACCGCCTTACTATGGTGGAATCACAGCCATTCAGACTGATGTGGATATCTCTAAATTTCACATGTATGAGATTCAGAATGGATTTAAGGCAGGCACACTGATCAACTTGGCTAGTGGCTTTCCTGAGACAGCTGAAGAAGAAAGAAATATCAAGGAACAAATCAAGGGCCGTACACAATCTGTTGAGGATGCTGGAGAAATCATCATCACATTCAGTGATTCTACAGATACAGCGCCAACTGTCCTTTCATTGAATGGCAATGACCTGAGTGACCGATATTTGATGACTGAGAAATCAGTGCAGCAGAATATCTTGGTATCACATTCAGTGACATCTCCTTCATTGTTTGGTATCATCAAGGATGGATCATTCAATGCAGCTGAGTCTGCAGATCTCTTTGAGATATTCAAGATGACCTATGTAAATGCTAGACAGCGCCAAATTGAATGGATGATTAACTACATGGCATCATTGAGTGGAGCTATGGCAGTATTAAAGCTTAAAGATGTGGCACCAATTGCATCCGTTGCTAAGGCTGTTGCACCGCTTGTTGCACCTAAAGATGGACCAACTACACCAACAGCAGTAGATGTGCCCGTAGATGTAGCTAAAAGCGCATTGAATGGAGCACAGATAGCATCACTTATTGAGGTGGTAGCACAAATCAAGGCAGGAACACTGACAGCTGACTCAGCATTGCAGATAGTTTTAGCTTCTTTCCCTGGCATAGATGAAGGACAAGCACGCAAAATAGTAGGTCTGCCAACTGTGGCAATGTCTAGCTGTGGAACAAATCATGCATTCAGCAAGGATGAGCTAGATATCTTCAGTGAGTATGGCCGTAACGCATCAGAGTATTATGTGATCAAGGAACAAATCATTGAATGGGATACACCTAATGATGAGGTGTTTGCAGCACATGACATGATGTTTGCCACTGTTGGGGAGCTGCTCATTCAGATGAATGAATACGACAAGAATGTGGCCGACATGATCAGCAAAGGAGAAGATTCAACTGCCATTGCTAAGGCAACAGAATCAACTATTCAGCAGGTAGCTGAGTCAATTGCAAAGCTCACAGCATTAGAAGTAATTAGCCAGGGACAAATCACTGACTTAGGTCAGAACATTGTGGACCAAGCTAAGGCACCAGTGGCACAATTTGAAGTAGTTTATTCATACAAGAAGCGCCCGAATGTACCTGATGCTAAAAGTGGCAGCCGTGAATTTTGTGCAAAGCTTATTGAACTGAACAGACTCTATACAAGAGAAGATATCAACAACATCACTGCAAGAGTAGAGCGCAATGTGTGGACATATAGAGGTGGATGGTACACAAATCCAGATACTCAAGTCACCACACCATTCTGCAGACATATTTGGGTACAGCAACTAGTAATCAAGAGATGATGAATATGATGATCACAGTGGACAATCTCAAGAAGCTTGGATTGATCCACAATAATACAGATACAAAGATTCTAGGTGTGGCCATTAAGCGCACTCAGGACATGCACATTCAACCTGCTATAGGAACATGCTTGTATAAGGCCCTATTGCAGCGCATTGAAGACAATGACTGGGATGCTGACTATCTAAACCTGATGAATAACTACATTCTGCCATGTTTGGTAGCATTTGTTGACTACAGATCTGCAGTGCTATTGAATGAGAAG